CATCGCACAAGGGGCGGACTGTCTCGCCGGAGAGGGCAGCCTGGATCAGGGCCAGGAGGTCCGGGGAAGGCAGGCCCGTGGCCAGCAGGACATAGATGGCCACGACGCCAGGCCGGGCCTCCTCCAGGGCCACGTCCAGGACGTCTGGATGGGTGGCGAAGGCGAGGGACCGGTAGGCCCCCGAAGGCCCCGCCACGGAAAAGCGGCTGGGGGCATCCAGGATGCGCTCCCGGTAATGGTCATCCTCCTCAGGATCCGCGCCCCCGGTCGTGGGCGTGGTGTTCAGGACCCCGGCCACGGCCGGAAGCAAGTCCATGGGCTGGCAGACGTCGCCCGGCTGGTAGCCGTTCCCGGCGGTACCAGGCATCTGGCACTGGGCCGCCACGTCGCCCTGGAGGATCCCCCGTGGGATCAAGAGGGCTTGGGTGGTGATGAAGATCGCCTTGGCGTCCTTGGTTTGGACCTGGTAACCCGCCGGAATGACGGTGTCCGAGGGCTGGGCCGCCGGAAGCGTGATGCGGAGCGCCGTCAGGGCGGGCGTGGCGCCCAGGCGCGGGGTGTCCACCTCGATCCCCCGGTGATCCAAAGCCGCGCCCGTGGCGAAGAGCACCAACTGCTGGAGGCAGGCCTGCTGCAGGGCGTTCCGGTTCAGGATGGTCAGATAGGTGAGAAGGCTGATGAACATCCGCTCGATCTGGCCCGGGTAGAGGGTCCGGCCGGTCAGGGCCTCGTACTGGGAGACCAAGTCCGCCAGAATGGCGGTGGGGTCCGTCAGCGCGAACTGGGGCGCGGGAAGGACGGGGAGCGTCATGTGGCACTCCCCAGAAGGATGAGCTGGCCAATTTCCTCGGCACTGCCTTTGGGTGCCCAGACCACGGAGAGGATCACGGCTCCGAGGGCCACGGGGGTAGCGCTCACCCGCGTCACGTCGATCCGGGGTTCCCAGGTCCGCAGGGCTTTGAATACCGCCTGGACCATTTTCGGAATGGCCAGGGTGATCGGTCGGTCCAGCTGGTCGAGGGCCTCGCACCCGAAAGCGAGGTCGCCCGGGAGGCTGCCGGTGGGAGTGCGGACGATGAGGGACACCGCCTGGGCGATCTCCTCCAGGCCGGTGACGGCAACACCCGCCCGGCCATAGGCGGGCTGCCAATAGGGGGTACTGGGAACCGTTGAAACCATGAGGAAACTCTCATGCGTGCGCGGGATCACCCCAGAGAAAGTGGTTTAGGGAATCACGGGACCGGCTGGGCCACATTCCCGGAGACGGGATGGGTGTGGTGGGCGCTGTTCGTCCCGCCCGAGGCCACGTTGCCCGAGACCTGCTGGTTGCCCGTCTGGTTCAGGTCGCCCACCAGCTTCAGGGTCCCGGTGAGTTCAAAGGTGGTGCAGGTCACCTTCACGCTCGTGGGTGTGGCGATCATCAAGGCTTTGGCCGTGGGGTCATAGGAGATCCGGGTGCCGTCCTCGAACGTCAGGAAGTGGACGAGCGGATCCGTGACGGGCGGTTGATCCTGGGAGGACGGCAGGCAGCCCAGGACGATGGCGTCGTCCAGGTCCAGGCCGGGAAGCAAGGCCACCTGGCTCCCCACGCGGGGCAGCGCCATGTCCCAGGCTTTATGGGCCAGGCGCTGCACGACGGGAAGCCAGTCTGTGACCACCCCATGCTCCGGCAGGCGCACCTTGACGAAGCCCCGGCCATCCACTTCCTCCACAAGACCCTTGAGGTGGCTCATGGCAGCACCTTCCGGAGGGTGATCTCTGTCGTGTAGCCCTGACTCACGTTCAGGGTATGGCGGCTGTGGAGCACGAGCCAGCGGCCCCCGTTGGCACCCCAGCCATCCACGCCGCCCGCTGGGAGCGTAACCGTGACGCCGGAACGAAGGCGGGGTTGGCCGTCGCAGGTCAGGGTCGCCTCGTGTTCGAAGGTTTTCGAGGAACGCAGCGCCCGCTTGGCATGAACTTCCACGTTGGCGTGGCCGCCCCGGAGCCGGTGGCGGAGCTGCTGGGACCGTCCCCAAAGACCCGGCACCGTCCGTTTCAGCAGGCCGTCGAAGACCTCGTCCGGGGTCACCTGGACCTGAAAGTCCACGAGGTCCTTGAGGTCGCTGTCGAAATAACGGGTGTAGCTGCCCCGGCTTCCGGGCTGGGTCTTGTCGCGAAAGCGAAACCGGGTGACCGCGGTCCGCAGCAACTCGTAGACCGGGGGTCGCTGCTCCAGCGCTTCGGCCCTCAGGAGCACCAGGACGGCGGGCTCTCCCTGCCGGTCGGCCTTGAGGCTGCACACCAGGCCATAGGTGCGGGCCAGGCGCTTGAGGAAGGCGAGGTCTGATTCGTCGTGCTGGGTCATGCGCTGCAGGGCGATCCCGCCCGCATCCACTGAGACCGCCAGTCCATGCTTGGCAGCGATGCTGCGGGCGATCTGCTCCAGGGTCACGCCCTCCCAGGCGTAGCTGACCTGGTCATGGATCCGACTGCTGGGCACGTTGCCAAGCGCCCGCCAGCGCACCGAATCGGGAGGCCCATTGACCTCGATCTCATCGATTTCGAAGCCTTGGCCCGCCTCGAAACCGTTGTCCTGCCGCTGGCCAAAGCGAAAGGACAGGGCCGCCCCCCGGCGGGGATAGAGGGGTCCCTGGAAAAGCCGCTGCCGGTCCTCCAGTTCCACCTCCAGGGCGTCGGGCTCCTCGCCGTGCAGGTGGTCCACGTAGACGAGCTGGTGGAGGTAGGGCGTGAGCCGGGCCGAAAAGTCCTGGCCTTCATAGAGCAGCTCGACCGCTGCCTCCGCGACGTGGTTCAAAGCCATGGGAACTCCTGACTGTCGGCTGGGGCGGTGGAACCGGGGTTCAGCGTTGGCTCGTCCAGGATGGGAACCTTCAAGGTGAGCCCGGCGGGAAGACGAGGTGTGAAGGGCACGCTCGGATTGGCCTGGAGGAGGAAACCATAGGCCGTGCCGTCCCCGTAGTAGCGCTGGGCCAGGAGGTCCCAGCGGTCGCCATCCACGGTCGAATGGGTAAGGAACTCCTCCATCAACCGCCTCCCGGCACGATGAGGCCACTCTTGGGGTCGAAGTGGCTCTGGGCGCTGGACGCGGGCGCGGTCCCCTTCCGGGAACGCACGGCGGGCGCAGGGGCGCCCATCACCAGGTCGGGATCCCCCACCCACTCCAACAGCTCCAGGGTGAGGTCCACGGCCGCGATCCGGCCGTCGGGCAGGAAGCGGGTGATTTGGCGCGCCAAACGGGGGATGACATAGGAGCCCGCATAGAGCCCCGTGCCGTCGGCGCTCCCGATGACCAGGTCCAGTACCTGCCGGTCGTTCATGGCCTTCAGGAGCGTCTTCATCTGGCCCTCGATGTCTGGATGGACCAGGTGATGCCACCGGAGGGGTAGCTTGATTTCCTGGAGGTCGTACCCCGTGAACTGAAGGTGGGGCTTGGATCCCAGCAGCGTCTGCTTCGCGTAGGTGACCCCATCCTGAATTTCCAGGCTGTCGGGGGCCGTGAGGATGCCGAAGACCAGATCCCCCAGAGCCCCCCAGGTCTGGGGCGCTGCTGGTGCGGGGGGATGGGGCTGAGGCCAATCCTGGAGCCGATTGATCGCTTCGGTTAAGAGCGCGATATCAAGGTCCAGCTGGGGATCCAGGAGTAGGATCTTGGTCTTGGCCTTCCGTACCGCGTCGTTGTACGCCTCCCACAGGACGTGGGTGTATTCCACCGCGATGGCCGGGGCCAGCTCCCTCAGCGTCTCGCCGACGTGGTTGAAGCTGGGAACGTAAGGAATACCTGCGCCGGGGAAGCCCATCAATGCGCTCCATTCCAGCGGAGCTTCCGGTCGAAGCGCTGCTGGACCATGTCCGCGAATTCGTCGCCATGCTTGCGGAGGATGGCCATGAGGCGGGCCTCGTCCTCGGGTCCAGCGGATCCTTTCAGCTCTACCTTGGGGCTGTACGTGATGGCGACGGGGCCTGGCTCACGAGAGGCCGCCAGGACTTTCGGCAAGCTGAAGGCTTCCTCGCCCCCTGGATTCGGCGACGTTTGGCCTGGAAGCCTCGGCAGGACCTTGCCCGCCGTCCGTATGCCCTTGGCGGGCGCCTCCGCCCTGGCGGCCTCCTGGGCGGGCTTGTCCGGGTTCATGGAACTGGTTTCCAGCCGCTTCCAGAAGCGGTCGGAGAAGGACGACCAATCCGCTCCGGCCTCTTTGACGTTGCCTGTCGCCAGGTGGTACAGCGACTTCACCAACGTCACCACCGCGTCAATGAGGCTCGCCACGACAATCACCACGGCCTCTATGCCTTTCGCGGCATAGGTGGCCACGGCGAGAATGCCCTTGAACACCCAGGCCAGGGCCAGCCCCACCACCTCGCCCGCGCCAAAGGCCTCGTTCACGCCTTCCTGGCCGCTCTTGAGCGGCACGAAGACCTCAATCAGGCTGCAGATCGCCTCCCAGACGCCCGTGATGGCCTCCTTGAAGCACTCCCACAGCTCCAGGACGGGCTCCATGTCCATCTGGATCCCGGACCAGATCCCCTTGAAGAACCCCTTGATGGGCTCCCAGTATTTGTAGATCAGTAGCACGGCGGCCACGATGGCGAGCGCCACGGGCCATGTGAGGGCGGCGAGGGCAGCGCCCACGCTGCTGGCGAGGCCCCCCAGCCAACCCCCAATGCCGCCGAGGAGGCCGGAGCCTCCGGCCCCGAGCAGGCTGCCAAGGCCTGGTCCGCCCATGCGGCTCGCCAGGGCGCTGGTGACGCCGCCGGTGCCTTCCGCTAGCTTCAAGGCCTCCAGCTTGGCTGCACTGAGGGCCGCGTCGGTGCCGAGTCCCTTGACGGCGATCCTGCTGAGGCTGATCAGGTTTTTCCAGTCCGAGAGCCCCTTCACCGAGGAAAGCAGCACCTTCCCCAGCAGCCCCACGCCGATCAGGAGGCCGCCCACGGTGAGCGCGAGGATCGCCACGACGCCGATGGTGCCGCCGATGGCCCCCGTGAGCTTGGGGTGGGCCTTGTGCCAGTCCGAGAGCTTGCCCACGAATGTGTTCAGGGCGCTGGTGATGTGCTTTAAGAGAGGGGCCAGGGGCTCGACGATGGTCATGAGGAAGATCCGGCCCGTGCCCGTGAGCGCCTGCCATTGGGCGTTCAGGGTCTTCATGACCTCATCCATGCGGACCTGGATATCGGCCTGGTCCTGGAGCTTCTTCCGGGACTCGTTCCAGTTGTCTGCTGTGAAATTGAGACCCGCGCGCTTGCCGACGCCGCCCAGCAGTTCAGTGAACAGGAGCTGCTTGTCCTTGGTGCTCGTGATGGCCTTGTTGATCCGGTCGAAGACGGAGACCACATTCGCCATCCGGGCCATGGGGTCCTCGCCCCGGAGCTGGCCCTTCTCATCGAAAACCTGCTTCCCGAGGTCCCCCAGGCCGTACTTCTGCAGGAGCGCCACGCCCTCCCGCGCCTTCCACCCCCGGCCATAGATCAGGCGGTCCTGGAGGATCGGCAGGCTGTCCAGGAGTTCCCCCAGGCCCGACCCGATGTGCTCGCCGCTGAGGCCCGCGCCTTTGAGCATGGTCATCACCGTGCTCATGGCCTGCGTTCCGCCCAGGCCCGTGAGCCCGAACGCCTTGAACTGCGGCCCCATGTAGGGGATAGCGGTCGCCAGCTCCCGGATGCTGATCCCGGCGGCGAAGGAGGTCTTCTGGATGAGGTTGGCGAATTCCCGGAAATCCTTCCCACCCACGCCCAGCGCCCGGCTCATTTGTACCGTAAGGCCGCCCGCCTCCTCATTGGTGAGGTTGCCGAGGATTTTCAAGGCCGCCGCAGCCTCCAGGCCGCCGTTCTTGATGTCGAAGGCGGCGAGTCCGGCGGCCCGCATGGAGCCCGCCACCTCCGAGAAATCCGCCGTGGTGCCGGGGAGCTGCTGGCCCAGGCGCTCGATGATGGGCTGGATCTCGGCCCAGACCGGGTCCGTGTCGCTCTTGCGCATGAAGGGGAGCTTCGCCCGGGTGATGACGGACTCCATCTCGGCATAGGTCTGGATGGCTTTCCCCGCGCTGTAGGCCGTGGCCGCCCCGAACCCCACTGCGACCATGCCCACGTTGCGCAGGCTGGTGGCCACCTCCCCGGCTTTGCCGTGGAGGTCGTCGAGGGTCTTGGCATAGCGCTCGGCGGCGCGCCGGGCCTTGTCCGCCCCGTCCGCGCCGTCCTGGCCAGTCCTCTTGAGCGCGGCCCCGACCTTCAGGGTGGAAGCCTCGAAGGTCACCATGCCCGTCGTGGCC